GCGGGCACGGCGGCGATCAGATCGGCAAGGGCGGAACGGACAAGGGCAACGTGCGTCATGCCCGGCAGACTACGCGCGCGCGCGAAGCCGCCAGGAGGCGAAGCCCTTCGGAGGGAACTGCGGTGGAGGAATGGAGAAAGAGAGGTGCAGCCAGGCCGGAACTACGCCGACCCGCCCGCCATGCGCGCCACGATGCGATCCGCGGCGCGGGAGAAGATGGCCTGCACCTGGGGCTCCAGGCGCGCCCAGGTGCGGTGGAACATGCCGACCCCGAGGGTGCCCCGGGCGGCGATCTTGCGGGCGATGGCCAGCGCCGCCGCCTCTATCTCGGACTGCTCCGAGATCCCGAACTTCACCCGCACCCAGTCCTGGATCGGCTCCAGCGGCGGAAAGTGCGGCCGCGTGCCCAGCTCGACGTATTCGACATGGGGCTGGGCACTGCCAACGACGCCCAGCAGGCCGTCCGGGAGCTCGGTGATGAAGCTGCCGATGCTGGCCCGGGTCAGGCCAGTGGCGGTGGGCGTGGCGTCCTTCACCTCGCGCTCGAGGAGCGCGGTGGCCTCCAGGAGGGCGCGGCGGAGTTCGGCTTGGAGGATGGCTGGGGGGGCAGAACTCAAGCCCCAGCGACCGATGGTGGTTTCGATATTCATGCTGTCAAACGAAGGACGCGCCGTGCCTCAACTTTCATTGTTACTGGCACGGCGCGGCCAGCCGAAACGGGTCAGCGCTTCGTCAGCACCAGATCCCACACATCGCCGGCGGTGTAGTTCGGAATCTCGTCCGGGAAGCACGCGAAGCCGAAGCAGTCACCGCAGGTGTGCAGGCGATCTTCGCCGCCTTCGAGCTGGAACCGGACGACGGCGTGACTCGGGTTTTCCGGACCCTCCGGATTCGGGTAGACCGGGACGCATTCCAATACGGTGGCCTTCAGTACAACTTGCATGGTGTTTCCTTTCATCGTTGATTACACAGCGGTATAGCCTTGAGCGTTCACCAGCACATTCGCGCCAGTGGCGCCGCAGGCCACGTTCAGCGCCGCGTTGGCGGCGGTCTGAATGGGGGTGGGGAAGTCAATCGTGACGGGCGTCGCCATGCTCGCTGGCAAGCTGACCACCCATTTCACCGTGGCGCCGTCTTTGATGTTGAGCGTTGTGGGGGTAGCGTTAGTGTTCTGCACCTGCAGCGCGGTCAGATAGCGCTTGACACCCACGCCACCGGCAGCCTGGATGGCGACGTCCCCAGTGGTCGTCAGGGTGCCGGCGTAACTCCAATCGGCTTCCGGCAGGCTGAACGGCTTGACGATCAGCGCCCCCATCATGGTGGCCAGCGCCGCCACGTTGGTGCCTGTGGCGGTGTTGGCTGTCGGGTTCGCGTTGGAGGCTCTAGCGCCGACCGTAACCGGCGCGGGGACGGTGCTACCCGCCGATGTCGTGCCGGCAACGGTGCCACTCACAGCCAAGGCAGACGGCGCCATGACTGGAAGCGCCATATCTGCGCGGGCCGTGCCTTGGCCGCGGATGCTCACCTGTAGGTCGGACCAGCTTGCACCGATGGCATCGTGTACCCGTAAGGTGCTTCGCAGAATGACCGAGCCGCCGCAATTGGTCAGCGCAAGTGCCCCCGCAGCCGGAGAGCGCCGTACTCCGAACATGTCGACCACCGGGGACAGCTTCAGCGCAGTGGTCGAAATGCCCCAGACCATCCAGGCCCCATCAAGAGCGAGAGAAGTCCCGCCGCTGTCGATGACGCCGTGCAGATTGACGTACTCCCCGATGTTCAGCCCAGCCCACGCGGCGCTGCCGACCAGGGTCAGAATGCCCTGCTCGTCGACGGTAGCGCTCTGTACGGCCTGACCGATGATGCCGGGCTGGTCTGCTCCGCCGTTGCACAAGACAACGGAGCCCCCGTAAGACGTCGCGGTAGCGCCAGCACCAATGATGACGGTGAGCGTGTACGCATCAATCACCGTCACTGCAACAGGGGTAGAGAACGCTGCAAAGTTGGTCTGGTTCCGCACCCCTTTGATCGTCACATAATTGCCGGTCGTCAGCCCGTGCGGGCGCCGAGTGACGACGGTCGCCGTAGAGTTGCCGGTCTTGGCGATGCTGGCAATCTCCGCTACCGGCTTGGTCATACCGGGCGCGCAGTACATCCGATAGCGCGGGCTGAGCGAATCGACGGCTTTCGGGCGGACCGACGTGCGCAGCGCATACACGCTCCAGCTGTTGTTCAAGTCAGCGGAGCGGGCCATGGCGACCGCAGTCGTCTTGTCGATCTCGACGGCGTAGCGTGTGGTAGCCCGCAGCTCGTATTGCCCCTCCGCCGCCCCCGCCGTATAGACCTGCGCACTGGTCCCGACAGTCACGAGATGCGACCCGACCAGCACGCCTGAGATCTGTGCGTCGCCGCCATCAAAAATCGAGAAAACAGCCGCACTGACAGCAGAGGTGCCGCTGAACCGGTAGCCGACTGCATGGGCCGCACCGGACGCGTTGTTGTAGAAATGGAGCCGCGCCGTGCCGAGCGGCGGCGAAATCAGCGGAACGGCGAGGCTTGGCAGCGCCGCCTCATCGGAGAAGCCGGCGCAGATGCGCTTGCGGTCTTGGCTGATGAACTTGATGCACAGGTTCTGGTAGTTCAGACGGGAATCGACGAGGCCAACTACATGCACCAGATCGGAGAGGTAAACGCGGTCCGCCTCACCCTCGCCAGGAAGCGCCGTCTCCAGGTCGATGGTGACGATGGTGCCGGCGGTGCCCGTGTAGGCCACGCCAAGGTCGGCACTCGACTGAGAGATGCCAACGATGTTGATCGGATCCGGGATTGGCTCGGGGCCGCTCTCTGCATCCCGATAGAGGGCGGCAGAGCCGAACTGGTGGCGGGCCCGCTGGCTGATGCCGATCTCGAACTCAAAGCGCGCCGGGATCGGAATATCAGCGTTTACCGTGACCTTTGATTCCCCCGTCGTCATCGGGGATGACGACAGCGCAACGATTCGCTGGCCGTTGCTGGTCTGGACGACGGTTACGAAGTCTTCACCCGTAACGCCGGAGAAATCGTGGGTGGCGAGAAATCCAGCGAGCGTGGGGGACGAGGCGTAGGGGTATGCCACGGCACCTGGCAAGTCTGAAGCGACCAGTAGTCGCCCGTCAGCGCTAACTGCAAGCTCTCTTGCTCTGGGCTTGGTCGGATCGCTCCGGTCCAGCCCTGCAATCACTCCCGTCATCAGGGTCTCCCGTGAAACATGCGGCTGCGGCCGCGGCTGTCTGTTGTGCTCAACTGCACCACGGCGCCGGCCGGCGTGGCGGTCTTCTCTTCGATGCCCAGCGCCGCCAGAAACTGCTTGCGGTACTCCCGCGCCCGGGCCGCGAAGGCCTGGCTGCGGGTCTGGCCGAAGCTGCGGTCGGCGCTGATGGTCGAGTCGGTGTCGGAGGCGTAGAAGCTGGCGAGCTGCTCGCACAGCAGCGCGGCGGCGTACTTGGCCACCGCCTCCCGGTCGGCCGCGGGGATGGTGTCCTCGGTGGCGGTCAGCGCGTGCTGCAGCGTGTAGCGCACCCGCACCGGGCTGGCGGGCCGGGTGGCCAGCATCACCACCAGGCCGTCGGGCCCCAGGTACAGCTCGCCGGGGATGGTGGCCGGTGGCACCTGGCCGATGGGGTATTCGAGCCCGGCGAGGGTCGAGCTGCCCACCACCCAGCCCGCCGGCAGCGGCAACGTGTCGCCAGTGGGCGCCACGTCGGCCACCGCCTGGCGCGGCCGGGCCTGGCCGTAGCGGATCAGCGCCAGGCCGATGGCTTCGTCGCGGTCGGCAGTGGTGAGCTTGCCCGCGTCGTCGCGGACCAGCCGATCCACCAGCCCCTGGTAGTCCGACAACATGGCTCAGTTCCGCGCCAGGGTGAGCAGCACGGTGATGTCGTTCCAGGTGGGCGACGTGCCGCCGATGGTGAGATCCACCGTCAGCGTGCTCTCGTCGGCCAGCTGGGCGCTGGCGATGCTGCCCTCGGCCACGCTGCCGGCAGTGACGCTGATCGGCGCCGACAGCACCGAGCTGGCGCCCTGCTTGACGTTCACCGTGAGCGTGGGGCTTGTGCCGCCCGAGGCCCGGGCCGTGGCCGACACGCCCACCAGCTTGGCCCGGAACGGCATCTGCAGGCGCACCACGCCCGTGGCGGTGGCCGTGTATTGGCCGCTGATCACCAGGGGCACCATGTGCACCGGGGTGCTGACGGGGAAGTTCGGGGTGTCGGCCAGCACCGCCGGCGCAAAGAGGGAGGCGAAGGCCACGGCCAGGGCCAGCAGCAGGCCGCGGGTGAAGGCAAAGGGTTTCTTGAACATGAAAAGTCCTTTCGGTTTGGGGCCCACCCGGCCGGATACCGCTTGTCCGGCCGGGGACGGCCGCTCGGGGGGAGGAATGGCTTACAGCACCGACTTCCAGAGGCCGCGGAAGTCCAGGACGTTGCCGCCATAGACATGCCGGATCTTGTAGGTCAGCTTGTCGTGGCTGAACATCGAACCGACGGTGGGGTTGTCCTGGATGAACAGCTCGGGCTCCTGGTTGCCATCCAGGAAGCCGATCTCCACGCTGGCCACGTCCATCTTGTCGGCCGACAGCACCCAGTCGTTGGTGTCGGTCCAGTACCACACCGGGTTCACCTGCAGGTTGAGGCTCTGCAGGAAGGTCTTGTCGTTGTTGGTGCTGCGGTTGAACAGGTTGGTGGCGGTTTCCTGCAGATCGGCAGGCACCCAGATGTGGGCCGGGCCGATGCCGATACGGTCGGCGGTGTTGAGCTCGGTCTGCTTGAGCATGGCCAGCCGGCCGGCCGACACGCCGGCGGCGTCGAGGGCCACCGCGCCCAGGTTGCCGTGAGTGGCGTGGAACAGTGCCAGGCCGTCATAGATGGTCGGGTTGGCGCGGATGAAGTCCAGCACGAACTTGGCAAGGGTGCGCTTGGCCGACCGGCTGAGCTTGGTCGGGATGCGTCGGATCGCGCCCACGTCATCGTTGCGGATCATCTCGAGGGTTACGTCCTCGGTGCCGCCGCGCTTTTCGGGCTTGTAGGTGGCCTTCTCGTCCGTCGGGCTGCCCATCGCTTGGTAGGGGTCGCCCTCGGGCACTACCGGCAGGTCGCCGTAGCCGCCGTAGCGGGTGCGCTCGTTGGTGCGGAAGTCGGAGAGCGGCACCACGTCGGCCAGGTTGCGCCACACGTCGTACTGCCCCATGTCGCGGTAGTCGGCCACCATGCGGCGCGTGATGGCGTTGCCCAGCACGCTGGCGAAGCTGGTGGAGTCCAGCGACTCGCGGAACACCGCATCGCCCATTGCCTCGCGCAGGCGCACCGGGTCGCAGTTCTCCAGGCGGCCGGTCACGCGGCGGTCGCCGGTGATGTCGCCGTAGGCCTCCTTGAAGCTCTGGACGTGGGTATGGTCCCGGTGGCCCGGGTCGAAGAAGGCGTCGAGCATCTGGGCCACCTTCGTGTGACGGGGCTCGGTGATCGACACATCAAAGGCCGGCATGCGCACCTGGCCGGATTCGGCAAAGCGCGCCAGGTAGGTGCGCTCGTTGGCGATGGCGCCGGTCACGTCGGCCTCGGTGAAGCGCTCGCGGGCGGCAAAGTCGGCCAGCAGCTTGTCCTTGGCCGGCTGGGGCAGCGTGCTGGCAGCAATGGTGGCGCGGGCGTTGGCCCGGGCTTCGACCATGCGCAGGTCTTCCAGCGTCACGAAGCCAGCACCGGAGCCAGGCGCCGCCGCTGCGGCAGCCGGGGGCGTGGCCACGGCCTCGCGGTAGGCGGTTTCCAGCGCATCGTCGGTGACGGTGGCCAGGTCGATCTTGGCGGCCTTGTCCGGGTTATTGGCCCGGATGGCCTCGAGCATGCGTTCCTTCAGACCCATAGTGGAGTCCTCCTGTTGGTGAGTGGGGTCGGCGGCTTCGCGCATCCGGACCAGACCGCCGCCGGCGCCCGGATCCACGATGAGATCGACCGAATCCACGCGCGTGATGGATGCGGCCACCTTGATGTTCTTGCCCGCCACGCGCTGGTTGCGCGCGGTGCCGGTGGCGTCGATGGAGAGCCCGACCAGGTCTTTCTTGCCCCGGTCCCAGGCCTCGCGGATGGTCTCGGGCAGGGTCGAGGCGGCCGACAGAAAGGTGACGGTGGCGGCCAGGTGGCCGGTGTCGGGCGCAGCGCCCTCGACAAAGTGGGTGCCGGACACATAGCCGACGATGTTGCGCACGTCCTTGCCCTCGCCGCGCAGGTGCTCCTGGTCGCCCTTGGCAAACACCGGGCGGCCGTCGAAACGGCTGGCGGCCTCGCGCAGCACGGCGTCGGGGTAGTAGCGACCGTTGGTGGAGGCGCCGGCGCGGATCAGCACCGCGTCCCACACCAGGCCCTTGCCGTCGTCGCGGGCTTCCACAAAGTGGCCTTCGGGGGTGTCGGCAGCCTCACGCATGGGGGTGGTGACCGGCACGTAGCTCTCGATCACCTCGGTGCGCGGGCCGAGCTGCACCTGGTTGTCTTCGCCGAGGGTGTAGGGGTAGGCCCAGTAGCGGCCGTCCTGGGCCACCACCACGCGGTCGGCGAAAAGTGCCTCGACGCTCACGTAGGTGTTGCCGTTGGGGCCTGCGATGGCCAGCTCCAGCGCCCGGCGCACCAGCGATGCGATCTGCCCGAACTCGCTGGCTGCGGCCTCACGCAGGGCGGCCTCGCCGACGATGCCCGTGGGGGGGATGGGCTTGGGCATGATTACTTGGCGCCCGACTTGGCAGCCTGGTACTTGCGGCCGTCGGCCACGGTGATCGACACCGTGCTGCCCAGGTCGCGCACGCCAACGATGTGGCGCGGCTCCAGGTCTTCATCGACAGTGACGATGCGCTTGGTCTCGGGGTTGCGAACAGGGTTGCCGTCCTTGTCCAGCTTGGGCATCTGGACAAGGATCTTCGCGTCCTTGAAGTATTTCGCCGCGGCAACGGCGTCGAGTTCGGCCATGGAGGTCTCCCGGTTGGATGGCTGCGGATTGCGCTGCCATCCTGCCGGCGCGCGCGCGCATTCCGGGAGGCGAAAGGCTTCGGACGGGAGGGGTACTGCGGAGGGGGGAAACTAGCGGGCGAGCAGCTCGCGCACGGGCTGGCCGGCTTCGTCCTGGGCGTACTTGCGGGCGGGGTTCTTCATGGCGCCGGCCCAGTCGGCGTGCCAGGGCACCATCGTACAGCCGCACAAGATGGTTTCGGAAGCTGGCGCCGCCGGGTCGTGGGGGTACATCAGCTCGGCGCCGCCGAGCTTGAAGGGCTTGGTCACGTCCTGCACCTGGCCGTCGGCCGCCAGGTGGTTGATGCGCGGGTGGGGCTTGCCGCTGGCCCGCCACTGCTTCTGCAGGCCTTCCACCATTTGCGCCTGCTGCAACAGCCTTTCATAGGCGGCGGTGGAATACACCCGCGAATTCTCGGTGCGCACGATGGTGAGCGCCCGCCGGCGGGAGCTCTCGCCCAGGATGTCCGTGATCGCCGACACCGTCTCGGCCGGCGGCTGGGCGCCCAACACCGTGAGGCCAAGCTGGGTGTTGATCTTGCCGATCGCCTCGCTACCCACATCCTTGATGCGGTCGGTCATGAAGGCGCGCATCGCCGTGAGCAGGCGCGTGTCGAGCACCGGCGCCGCGCCCATCACCACCAGGCGGCCGGCGGCCAGGGGCGCATCCACCGACGCCTGGCCGGCCTCCCATGCCGTGCCGGCCTGGCTGGCCAGCTCGGCCGCGGCCCGGTCGCCAAACTCGGCCAGCGCCTGGCGCACCTGGGCCTGTACCTGGGAGAGGCTCCACTGGGCCGCGTCGCTCGGCTGGTCGGCCAGCAGCGCCACCAGGCGCGCCTCGGCGGTCTTCAGCAGCCTGGCGATGGTCTCGCCGCTGGTGGCCAGAAAGCGGTCGCGCTCCTCGAGCACCGCCTTCAGCTCGGCCTCGATGGCCTTGGCGAGGTCGGTCATACGGTCGATGCTGGCGTGTCAGGCTCTTCGCGCAGGGGCGATCCGCAAAGCCCCTCCCGCTTCACGTAGTCCAGGGCCTTCTCTGGCAGTTCGTGAGTTGGATCGATCTTCCGCAGCGATTGCGAGAGCCTCAGAACCAACTGGGTTAAGTTTTCTACCTCCTTCTGCCGGCCGTTCCATCCGGCGCGCTGCATCTCGATGTCGAACGCACCGCCGTTGGGGCCATGCTTTGCCTGCCACTCATCAAACGTCATCTTGACTCTCCCTGCTATGCAGATGCGGGAACCGACTTGGTCAACCCGTTGAACGCATCGTTGGCCGAACCTGCGGCGGCGTCCTGCTCGGCGTTGGCGAGCTCGTCATCGGCGTCGATCTCCACGCCCAGGCGGCCGGCCACGGTGGCGAGCATCTTCACGGCAGTGGCGCGGCTGATGAGCTTGGCGTTCACCATCACCAGCATGGCGGTGGCGACCTGCTGTAGCGCAGCGGCCCACTTGGTGGTGTCGCGGGCGGTGAGTTCGGGGAAGACGGCCTCCACCTCGTAGGCTTCGTCCTCGAAGTCGGGCTCGGCGCCGGTGGTGGCCAGCGAGGCGCGGCGCAGCGCGTAGCGGCCCATGTCCTCGAGGACGATCTTCCACAGGCCCTGGCGCATGCTGAAGACCTTGAAGGTCGGCTCGCCCATCTCGCCCGCGGTGGAGCGGTTCACGTCGCCACCGCCGCCAAACCAGTGCTCGGGGATCGTCGCCCCACCCAGCACGTGATTGCGGAACAGCCGGGCATGCTCGCTGCTGTCGGCGGCCTTGAGGTCGGGCGTCTCGGCCTTCCACTGCTCGGCGTCGTTGTGCACCCGCACGGCGCCAGGGGCCGGGGCGGAGATCTCGGCGGCGCGGCGCTTCACATCCTCGGCCGTGCCGCCGGTGATCGTCACGTCCCAGAAGAAGGCGCGCAGAAACTTGGCCCGGTCCAGCTCGCCGAACAGAAACTCGTCGTAGGCGTCCAGCCAGTCCGCCTGGGCGAGCAGGTCGGAGCGCCCGCGGCCGCCGGCTGCCATGTTGTTCACCCGGATGTAGAAGCACTCGCCGTCGGCGTAACCCTCGCGGATCTTGCGCGTCCGCGCCGTGAAAACCTCTTCCGGCCCGTTGATGATCGTCCGGTAGCGCAGGCAGTTGCCCGCCGCGTCGCGCCGGGTGATCACGCCGATGGGCTGGCTGCCGTTATCCGGGTCCATCACCACGCGGCCGATCAGGCTCGGGTCGAGGTAGCCCAGGCGCACGTGGCCGGAGAGCTCGTTCACGAACACCGGGTAGCACTGCTCGCCAAACAGCGCCAGCTCGCGCACCTTCTCGGCGAGCTTGAGGGGCATGTTGTTGATGGGGTCGCGCCAGAAGCGCTTGAGCACCTTCTGCGCCTCGGCGTCCTTGCAGGTCAGCTTGACGCCCTCGGCCAGCAGGTAGGCCACGCCCAGCTCCACCAGGCGGTTGGCCATCAGGTTCGACTCCCACAGGTAGGCCGCCATCTGCTGCATGCGCGCCTGGGTCATCGGCGAGAGGTCGCGATCGGCGTCGCCAGTCAGCTTGCGCCAGTTCTCGTCATCCGGATCGACGTTGGCACCCGCGGCCTCGCGCAGCGTCTCGGTGCAGGTCTCGGTGCTGGTCTCGGCGGAGGTCGATCCGGCAAACAGCCGGGCAATCCAGTTTGGCAAGTTCATGGGGGCTCCGAACATCGGCGGAAATCGGTTTATAGGAGTTTATAAACCGGGCCAAGGCAGGCCCGGCACCGCTGGCAGCTACCCGCGCCGGAAAAACGGCCTGTAGGCCCGATTCTGCAAAAGCCCCCGGCGCTGCCGCTCGGCGAAGGATTGGGGGTCGTAGGTGTCCTTGGGGGATTCGACGGTGGCGCCGGCGGAAGGGGCCGCGCCGCCGCTCGCCGCGTTGAGGGCCAGGAAGCAGGCCCAGGCGCGGTCGGCGTGGCCGGCGTTGTCCGACTCAGCCACGAAGCGCGGCGCCCCGGTCGGGCTCGACACCTTTTGCAGCTTGTGCAGATCGCTGCGCAGCTCCCGGTCGCCCAGGGGGATGCGGAGCTTGCGATCCTCGAACGCCTCCTTGCCCTGGGTGGCCAGGGTCAGCTTGTTCACCGAGGTGAAGAGCACGCCCTCGACGCGCAACTGCCCGTAGCGGCGCTTGGCGTCCTCCACGGGCTTCTCGCCCATGCCGGTCTGGTCCATGCAGCAGCGCAGCACCAGGTAGCGCTGGAACACGTCGTCGAGCAGCGCATCCTGCTCGGCAAAGCTGATGCGCTTCCTGGCGATGATCTCCCGCGTCCAGGCCACGTCGCCCACCATCTCGACCACCCAGATCACGAACAGGTCATTGCGGGTGGCGATGTCGACGCCCACGAAGCACGGCCCGCCGGTGTAGCCCTCGGGCCGGCCGGCCTGGTCGTGCTCCACGCCATCGATGAGGTCGTAGGAGATCCAGGCGCTGGCCTCGTCGAGCCAGCCCAGCTCGAACTCCTGCTTCCAGGAATCTTCATCGTTGAGTGCCAGGCGCATCTCGTCGACGTTGCGCGGCAGGCCATCTGCCACCGCCTTGTAGATGTCCACCAGGTGCCGTGACCACACGCCCTCGAGCGCCTTGTCGGTCATCAGCTCGTAGAACTTGTTGCCCTTGCCGTTGGGGGTGCTGGTGACGCGCAGCTTCCAGCCGTTGGAGATGACCGGGAACAGTGCCGTCCAGATCTTGCGGCTGTCGGCATGGAAGGCGAACTCGTCCAGGAACACGTTGGCCGAGAAGCCCCGCGCTGTATCCGGGTTGGCCGGCAGCGCCGTAATCTTTGAACCACCCGGAAGGGTCACGTCGAGCATGGTGTAACGCTCGCCGGATTCGGCCTTGAACTCGCCCTCGACGATCTGGATGCCCAGGCTGTAGGCGCGGCAGTGCTTCTTCACGCCTTCCTCGATGGCTTCCTTGGCCTGGCGCTCGCCGCGGCTGAGGATCACCCACCGGGTGCGGCCGCCCATCGCCTCGGCCTCGAAGCAGTCGTCGACCAGCTCGAGGGTGGTGGTGAAGGTCTTGCCGGTCTGACGGGCAAACATGCCGATCTTGAAGCGGCTCTTGTCGGCCAGCCATCTGCGCTGGTAGCCGTAGAGGGGAACGGCGGGCGTGCTCATCCGGCAATCCCGTAGATCTCTTCGCGGATCACGCGCAGGGTCTCGGCATCGAAGCGGCGGCCTCCGCCGGCCTTCTCCAGCTGGGCGAGCTTCTCCTGCTGCTCGGCCAGCAGGCGCTCGCGGGCGGCCTTCTCGACGGCCTGGCGTTCCTTGAGGCTGAGGGTGCGCGTTTCCTGGGCGCTCTTGGCGGCGCGGGCCAGATTGAGCACATCCTTGATCGACGCTTCGCCGGTCTCGATCGCCCCGAGGGCCGCCTGGCTGGCGAGGGTCGTCACCGCCTGGGCAAGCAGCGCCCCGCTTTTGTTGTCGTAGTCCTCCCCGAGCTCGGCCACCATCGCCTCGGCAGCAGTGGCGATCTCACGCTCGTGGCGCATCATTTCGTCGTAGCTCTTGGCGAAACGGCCGAGGGCCGAGCGGCTAGGCGGCGCCTCGTTGGGGAAGTGGTCGCGCAGGTCGGCCAGCAGCTCGTCGAGGGTCAGGCGGTTCTCGCGCAGGCGCTTGAGGATGTGGGCGCGAGCCCCCGGCGAGCGCTGGTCGATGGACGACTTGCGGGGCATCTTCAGGCCTCCTGCAGGGCCGTCCCAAGGGAGGCCTGCGCCCCCTTGGGGGGCAGCGAACGAAGTGAGCGTGGGGGCTGTTGCATTTCAGGCCCCCGGGCGCTTGACGCCATCCACCCGCGCCCTGCCGGCGGCCACATCGGCGCCGCGTTCGCGCAGCGTGGCGACCAGCACCGAGCCGGCGTCGTCGATCTCGACAAGGCCTTGCTCCTCGAGCCAGCGCAGCTCGGTCTTGATCTTGTCCCGCGTGACGGCGTGGCCGTATCGCGAGTCGAGGATGGAGCACAGCACCGAGCTGTTGCCCCGGTTGGCCGGCAGCTCGGCCAGGGTGCGCAGGATGACCAGGCGGACATCGGCCTGCAGCAGGTCGGCGTAGCTCATCGTTACCCCTTCTTGTTGAGCAGGTGCTCGTGGATGAGGCTCAGCGTGTGGGCTGTGCCCTTGAATTCCCCCATCAGCTTCGAGAGGTCGTCCGACACTTCGTCGAGGCGCGAGTGGATGCGCTTGAGGTCATCGTGGTTGGGTGCGTGGCGCAGGTCGCGCTCCATGGCCGTCAGGCGGTCAGCGTGGCTGGCCATGCGCGTATCCAGGGCGTCCTGCTTGACGTTCTTGCGGCTCTGAAAGGCCAGCCACACCACCATGATGGTGTTGAACAGCATCAGGCCAAGCCGGGCCAGCTCCATGTCGATATTCATGGCGCAACCCTCCGCCCATTGCGCCGCGCGGCGGCTTCCAGCCAGTTGGCTTCATCCTGACAATCGAAGCACAGCAAGACACCCGGCACCGCCTGGCGGCGGGCTTCGGCGATCGCCTGGCCGCAGCCGGCGCAGTGGGTGGCGCTGTCGGCTGGCGTCTTGCCGGCGGTGGGGTCGTGGCGGTGCTGCTCGGCCAGGGCATCGCTGATCAACTCGGCTTCGCGCTCGGCGGCGCGGTCGGCAAGGTCGGTCATGGGGT